TCAACTCCATCACAAACACGAGCACCCTAACTCTGTGGTTTCTGGAGTATTGTATTTAGATACAGATAAAAAAACAGATCAGATAGTCTTTTCACACCCTATACGTTATCAACAGATACAGCCTGATGTGGGTAAATTTAATATGTGGAACTCTGATAGCTGGTGGATTCCTGTTAAAACGGGTGAGTTATTTATGTTTCCATCGTCACTTACCCATCAGGTGGTTACCAAGAAAGGGAATAACACCAGGATAAGTTTAGCTTTTAATACTTTTTATAAGGGGACTATAGGAAGTGAGGATCGATTGTTCGAGTTAATTATATCATGATGGAAGAAAAAGATTTACTAGAATACGAAAACATTGGTCGAAGGATCAAGCGTAATGATAAATATACCTATGTCGATGCAACAAGACACGAGGACCACGGAACACGGCTCTATGATGTAAATGGTGCTAGACTTCCTAGTGTGACTACGATATTAGGCAAAACCAAAAATCAACAATTTCTAAAAGAATGGAAGGCCAAAGTTGGAGAGCAGGAAGCAGAACGAATCAAAAATGTATCTAGTAGTCGGGGGACAGCTATGCACAAATTCCTGGAAAACTATATCACAGGAGTGGGCTACGATGATCTTACAGCACTCGGACAGGAGGCGAAAGCCATGGCCCAAAAAGTTATTGACGTGGGTCTTACACCTGTGGAAGAATACTATGGTTCGGAAGTTACGTTATATTATCCGGGTCTGTACGCAGGCTCAACAGATCTTGTCTGTCTACATAACAGTCGTGAAACTGTTGTTGACTTCAAACAAGCTAACCGTCCGAAGAAGAAAGAATGGATCGAAGATTATTATCTGCAGATCGCAGCATACGCCATGGCACATGACTACGTTCACAACTCAAACATTGAACAGGGAGTTATCATGGTATGCACGCCTGACCTATATTATCAAGAATTTGTCGTAAGTGGGGCAGAATTAAGGCGCTATAAACATAGTTTTTTGAAAAGATTGGACATGTATTATGATCTATTACATGACGAGAAAGAGAGAACAACACCAATGAAAGCGGAGGACTTTAAATGAAAGTAAAAAGAAAACTACTACACGGTTACTATTTTGACGGTTACAAATCTTGGATTTTGTATGAAGATGAGCATGGTAGAATAATAAAAAGGAGATGGAAAGATGAACGATAAGTTGTTTAGAACGCTTCTAAAGAGATACGAAGCAGAGATTGAAGATGCACACTACAAGATAGATTGCATTAACGATCATAATCTGGTGATACCAGAGCATGTGGACATCACAGGAGAGATTGATGTCTTGCTAGGCAAGATAGGTAAGGCAGAAGAAAAGTTGTCCGTAATGAGGAAATATTATGGCGAAAAGAAGGCAAAAGAGGTATTATAATTCGACACCTGGGGTGTCGAATAGGTGTCGGCAGGGTGTCGAACAGGTGTCGCAAATTCAAGGTGACATGGGTTTGTTCTATCTTTACCCCAAAAAATTCGACACTTGCGATACCCTTGCGATACCCTTGCGAGGGGGGGGGTGTCGAAAAATAAGTGTTGTGCCCCAACGCTTATAGGTCAATTTTAGCATTTGCGATACCTTTTCACTTTTTTTTATTTTTAGCGCAACAAAAAAATAAATTGTCAATTAGGTGTCGAAAGAGTAAAACCAAATTATGCCTAGGAAAAGACGTAAAAGAATTGCAACTGATAGTGCTCCCGAGATACCTTATCCGAGAGTCAGAGTGGAGTGGATTGATTGTGTCAGTGACTCTGGCTGGGCTACCGACAAAGAGTTTGATAAGATGAAATTAGCAAGACCTGTTAATGAAGGCTGGTTGTATTCTAAAGATGATAAATCTATAAAACTATTTGCAAGTTACGATAAAGATGATGACGGTATTACTTTTGGGGATCGGACGATGATTCCTCGGGCTTGGGTAAAGAAGATTCAGAAACTTTAGATGGAGTCACATCAATTATCTGTCCGTAATCGTTTAAGAGTTGTTTCATTTTTGCTTCTAACTCTTGTTCTGACATGTCCTCTAGTTTTCCTGTTTTTATTATTTTTCTATCTATGTATAGTCCTGCTGCTTTTCCTCTGTTTGCTTCCGCATTCACTGCAGAAGAGAATGATCCTTTTTTCAAAGCGGCTTCTCTAAGTCTTGCAAGTTCTGCAACATGTCCCTCGTAGGTGACCTCATGTTTTCTAACTCTTTCTTCTCTGAGTTGTCCTATATATTTAACAACAAGTGGTGAGTGTCTTGGGTTGGTTAATTCAGAGCCTTCTACTCTTGCACGTTTAGGACTGTAACCAGCAGCGATAGCTGCTTCTGTTTGTGTCATTGGTCCTTCAGGTCCACCAAATACTAAAAATTCAGCGAATCTTTGTTGCATTTCTGTTAATCTTTTTGGTAATCCCATGATTGACAATTTAAGGTAACTATCCTATAAAGTCAATAATGTTTGTTAAACATCTACAGGAATACTTAGATCAATTTACTAATGGCAAGAAAGGTAATGCTGTTTCTAATGCTACTATCTACATGCACGTTGGTGGGCATCTTGAAGAGATAAGAAGAATTGAAGTGCAAGAGTCAAATATAATTGGACAACAGTCTGTTCGTGTAGTATTAAAACCTGCCGACAACAAAGTAATTATCGCTCCTAATAACCCTGAATAGAAAGCACTAGTTACCCTGAAAGCAGAGAGAAAATTATATGCAAAAATTAAAAAATTTATACCTACGATATCGTGGATCCGACTTGAAAATCTTAGCTTATCCGGTACTCCTGATCTATTGGGCTACAATACTTCTGGCCACTTTTTCACTGTAGAACTTAAAGTTACAAAAGGTAATAAGATTAAATTTTCACCACACCAAATTGCCTTTCATGTGAAGCATCCACACAACACCTTTATCTGCATTGAGCACCTCGGTTCGGGCACCGTGAAACTTTTTGAAGGGTCCAGGATCAAGGAGCTTGTTGCTTGTGGCTTCAAGCTTGATGCTTGCTGCTTGGGGCTTGATGCTTGTCGCTTGTGGCTTGAGGCTCTTTGAGCTTGTTGCTTGAAGCTTGATGCTTGGGGCCCGGATCAGGCGCACGCTCGCGCTTGCCGTCGCCAGCTTCTGAGCTAATGGCCTGATCCAGTTTATTACGTAGCTTTCGTAATTCTTTATAATAGTTTGGATGCCTAAACATATCAATGAGCTTTATATTGTATTGTCTTAATTGAAGGGTCCCAGCATGCCCGGCAGTCTAAGCATTTATTGCCTTGCCTTGAGCTCGGACAATTGCCGCCTTCAGTCACCACCTCGGAGCTGTTGGGCCACGACTGAGGCGCCCGCTGGTCAACCATGGGCGCGCTGAATCGTATGACTAAATTGTCTGGCTTGTCTGTCAGGTGGTCCTTGATCCATGCCTCTCGAGTCGGTAACCAGTGACGCTTCGCTGGCGTGAGCTCGCATACTTTGTAAATTTTTTGTAAGTGTTCCAGGTCCTGGACGTCTCCGCTGTCATGCCATCTAAATACATCGGGCTTCTTGCTGTTGATCAGGTGTGCCATTGCCTCGACCCAGTCCGGGCTCTTGATGGCTGCCAGCCTTCGATACTGTGCATCCTGAACAACCTTGAACACGTAACAATTTTTAAGAGCATAGCATTCATGGCAGACGCTGCCTGGTATGTTTACAAGTTTTGATCCAGTCTTGCATTCTTTGGCAGGTAAACCTATCGACCAGCCAGGCATTTTGCTAGGCTTGCTCAGGCTGCCGCCTATAATCTTTAATGCTTCCTCTGTTTTCATTTCTTCTTTCTCCTATACTCTCCTATAACATTGTAATTCTTTTTTGTCAAGCTTGTGGCTTGGCGCTTGCAGCTTGACGCTTCCTTCTTGTAGCCATTGGCCTCGAGCCAGCGCCAGTGATTAATTAAAATCACTGGGCTCTCAATCCTTCTACTCATTTAATTTTTTCATTCGTTCCATGTCCTGTTTCACCAGCTTCAGAATCTCTTCCAAAGAATTAGCTATTCTTTCCAGCTGTATACTACATAGAAAATCGTTGTCCGCATCTTTTGGTGCAGCTGTCTCTCCAGCCCACCTGGTTTCACCTGTTTCAAAATGTGCCATAATATTCTCCTTTCTAAATCCATCCTATCATATCCTGGACCAGCTGTCAAGCTTGCTGCTTGAAGCTTGCGGCCCAGTATACGCATAAAGCGGCCAGGGCCGGACCAGTGATCCGCTACCGGTACAGTCGCGAACCCGTTTCACTGA